CGTACATTGCGCCCACTTATCGGCAGGCCAAGGCTGTAGCTTGGGATTATCTCAAGCAGTTTGCTGGTGCGGTGCCTATGGTGCGGTTTCACGAGACCGAGCTGCGAGCGGATCTGCCGAATGGTGCAAGGATCCAGCTCCTGGGTGCTGAGAACCCTGACAGCTTGCGGGGGATCTACCTTGACGGGGCTGTCCTGGACGAAATGGCAGACATGCCAGAGAGCTTGTTCCCTGAGATCATCAGGCCGGCTCTGAGCGACCGCAAAGGCTGGGCGCTGTTCATTGGTACACCGAGAGGCCACAACGCCTTCTACGAGCTTTACACGGCCGCTGAGGGGCAGTCTGAGTGGCACACAGCGATCTATCGGGCGAGCGAGACTGACATCCTGGACGAAGAGGAGCTCGAGGCAGCCAGGTCGATGATGACGGCTGACCAGTATGCCCAGGAGTATGAGTGCAGCTGGGTGGCCAATGTGCCGGGGGCTGTTTTCGGCAAGGAGATGCAGGAGGCTCACGAGAAGGGCCGCATCGGATCGGTCCCTTACGACCCGAGCTGCCGGGTGGATACCTGGTGGGATCTTGGTGTTGGGGACAGCACGGCCATCTGGTTCACCCAGTCTGTCGGCAGGGCGATCCACGTCATAGATTTTTACGAGAACAGGGGGGAGGGCCTCCCGCATTACGCGAAGGTGCTCCAGGAGAAGGACTATTTTTACGGCACCCACAACGCGCCGCACGACATCGAGGTCCGCGAGCTGGGCTCTGGCAAGAGCCGCCGCGAGACTGCCTGGGATTTAGGAATAAATTTTAGGGTAGTTCCAAAGCTACCGCTCGAGGACGGCATCCATGCTGCACAGATGCTTATACCACGTTGCTGGTTTGATTCAGAGCTCACGAAGCCGGGGCTCGAGGCGCTCAGGCAGTATCACCGGGCCTATAACGAGCGGCTTCGCAGCTTTAGGAACACGCCTGTCCACGATTGGTCGAGCCATGCGGCGGATGCTTTCCGGTATCTGGCGGTAGGTCTTCGCGAGAACACCTGGTCAGAGAAGCCGCCGCAGATCATGGCCGACAGTAACTACAACCCGCTGGGGGTTAGTTTATGAGCATTTTAAGACCAAAGGTTGCGGTGCCTCCGGCGCCGCCTCCGCCGCCTCCACCGCCTGTGGTTCCTGCGCCCGTCGTGCGCCCGAGTGATCCGAGCGAGGCTGTAAAGCGCAAGGCAAGGGATCCGAAGACTGTGAGCCGGCGTAAGACCATCAAGACCAGTGCGCGCGGCGTTCTTGAGGATGCACCCCTGGAATATGCCAGCCTGATGGGCAAGGCGAAAAACAAGGAGACCAGCTGATGGGCGGCCCGGTAGCAGAAGACAGCGGCCGCGATAACCGCGCAGCCATCGCCCAGGTCCAGTCCAGACAGCGCACAGCTGAGGCAAATCGCTTGCCTGGATTGTTGGGCGGCCTCATGGGCGGCCTGGGCGACATGAACCGCCGCAATATCATACGAGGCCTGGAGCTCGGCGGTGAAGCAGTCAGGGACGAGCGCGGCCAGGTGGTCGGCGTTATAAATCTGAACAAAATGGGCGCCAGGGTCTATTCAGGCCGGCCTGGCTATGATCCAAACGCACCAAAACCGGGCGAGCCTGGTGGCCCAGATCTAAGAAGTGATGAACAGCCCAGCACGGCCTCGCCAGCTGCTGCACCATCTCTGCCGCCGGCAAACCCACCGGCCTCATCTCCCGTTAGTGGTGCGCCAGGCTCCTCCGGCCAGGCTGCGCCGGCGGCAGACCCAATCAGACCCGCATCTGTTGTCAGAAGCGCCAGAGAGACGGCTGCCGTTACCAGGGGTAGGGCAAGCCCCTACATGCGGGGCAGACGTACCAGGAGCATCCTGACAAGCTCACGCGGCGTCCTGGGCGATGCACCGACAGAAAAGAAACAGCTGCTAGGGAGCTAACATGGCCGTGGATGACAACGCAGCCATGCTGCTGAAACGCTTTGGCAGCCTGGAAAACCAGCGCCAAACCTGGGAAAGCCATTGGCAGGAGATCGCTGACTATGTCGTGCCGCGCAAGGCAGACGTGACGAAAGTCAGATCTCCTGGCGACAAGCGCTCCGAGCTGATCTTCGATGGCACTGCCATCCATGCGGCCGAGCTGCTCAGCGCCTCGCTGCACGGGATGCTGACCAACGCCTCGACCAGCTGGTTCTCGCTGAGCTTTGGCGACCGCGAGCTCGATGGCGATGACGAAGCCAGGGAGTGGCTGCAGTCTGTCGAAGACGTGATGTATAACAGCTTCAACCGCTCCAACTTCCAGGAGCAGATCCACGAGCTGTACCACGATCTGATTACATTCGGCACGGCTGTCATGTTTGTTGAAGCAGACGATGATTTCTCTCTGCGCTTTTCGACCAGGCATATCTCCGAGTGCTATCTGTCAGAGGACCAGAACGGCCGCGTCGATACCGTCTATCGTAAATTCAAGATGCCGGCGAGGGCCGTGATGGCCAGGTTCGGAGCTGAGAATGTCAGCCCGAAGATGCTGAAAAAAGCCGACACGGATCCTTACCAGATGATGACCCTGATCCACGCCGTCTATAAGCGCGACGAGCGGGACGTAACCAAGGTCAACAGCCAGAACAAGCCCATCGCGTCGGTCTACCTGGATCCCGAGGAGAAGATCATCATCAGCGAAGGGGGCTTTGATGAGTTCCCCTACATGGCGCCCAGGTTCCTCAAGAGCTCTTTCGAGATCGGATACGGCCGCAGCCCGAGCATGACAGCCCTGGCTGACATCAAAATGCTGAACAAGATGTCCGAGGTGACGATCCGCGCCGCACAGAAACAGGTGGATCCGCCGCTCCTGGTGCCAGACGACGGCTTCATCCTGCCGGTCAGGACCGTGCCAGGCGGCCTCAACTTCTATCGCAGCGGGACACGCGACCGCATCGAGCCGCTCAACATCGGGGCCAACAACCCGCTGGGCCTCAACATGGAGGAGCAGCGCCGTCAGGCAATCAGGGCGGCCTTCTATGTCGATCAGCTAATCCTCGGCCAAGGACCGCAGATGACGGCCACCGAGGTGGTCCAAAGGACAGAGGAGAAGATGAGACTGCTTGGCCCGGTCATGGGCAGGATGCAGGCGGAGCTGCTGCAGCCGCTGATCAGCAGGACATACAACATCCTGGCCAGAAACAAGGCTTTTGCGCCGGCACCGGAGTTCATGCGCGACAGAAACATCGAGATCGAATATGTGAGCCCACTAGCCAAAGCGCAGCGCCAGGGCGACATCCAGGCGCTGACCAGGCTGCTCGAGCTGATGATGCCGCTCACCCAGCTCGACCCGTCCATCATGGATTACATCGATACAGACGGCGTCTCGAAGCACATCATCAAGGTGCTTGGGATCCCGGCCACAGCCATCAAGGGCGACCAGCAAGTCACCCTCGAGCGCCAGCAGCGCGCCCAGGCACAGCAAGCCCAGGCTCAGCAGCAGCAGCTGACCGAGCAAGCCCAGGCAGCTGGGGCAGCAGCGCCGTTCATTGAGGCGACCAAGCAATGACGCCGGAAGATACCAGGGAGCTCTACAAGGAGGTCTTCACGTCAGTTCAAGGGGAACGGATCCTCGAGGATCTGGGCGTGAGGTTTTGTGAACATTCTTCAACCTTCTCTGTGGATCCCAACGAGACAGCCTACCGTGAGGGGCAGCGCACGGTGGTTCTGTTCATCAAGTCAATGCTGCGCGACCATAAACAGCTAGAGGAAATGGCACAGAATGAGTGAAGAACAGGTAGCGGAGGTCTCCACCGAGGAGGTAGCCCCGTCTGGCACCAGCGACAACTGGCGCTCAATGATCCCCGAGGAGATCCGGGATCACAAATCTCTTTCAACCATCCAGGATGTTGGCAGCCTGGCAAAGGGCTTTGTCCACGCGCAGTCGATGATCGGCGCTGACAAGATCGCGCTCCCAGGTAAATCGTCCACCGCTGACGATTGGAACGCCGTATATAGCAAGCTCGGGCGTCCAGAGGACCCTAGTGGCTACCAGATCAACTACACCCCTCCAGAGGGCGTACAGCCAGACGACGGGGTGGTTCAGTGGTTTATGGGCGTGGCCCATGAGGCCGGGCTCAACAACACCCAGGCGCAACTAATTATGGATCGCTATGGCGGACGGCTCGGCGAGCTGGTCGGACAAGACCAGGCACATACCGAGCAGATCCAGGCCGACACCGAGCTCGAGCTCAAGCGCGAGTGGGGCGAGGCCTACGAGGACCAGCTGGGCCTAGCCAACGCAGCGCTCGAGACTTTCGGTGAGCTGAATTTCGCAGAGACACCCATGCCGGACGGCACGATGCTGGGCGATCACCCGTCCTTCATCCGGTTCCTGGCAAACATCGGATCTTTCATCCATGAGAAAGTGTCGGAGGACACGCTCGAAGGGGTGAAGATGACAGGCGGACAGACGCCTGACGAAATGCGTGAAGAGCTGGCTCAGCTGCGCGCACCTGGCACCCCGTATTGGGACAATCGCCATCCAGAGCACGACTTCCAGGTGAGAAGGGCTTTCGAGATTGAAGAGAAGATCGCAGCCATCTCTGCCTAGTCTGTAACGCAGGACAAGCTCCGGCCCCTGCCAACGCAGACACAAAAACCAGGATAAGCCCCAGGCCCCTGGCGGACGCAGCCGTAAACTGTACGAACCTTTCGTCCGGCGGTCGCCGGGTAGCGAGCAATCAAAACGCTAGTGTGAAAGGAGAGCAACATGAGTGCTCAAATCACCACCGCGTTTTCCCAGCAGTTTTCGACCAACGTCCAGCTTCTGTCTCAGCAGCGTGGCTCCATTCTTCGGGGCGGCGTATCTGAGGAGAGCGTCACGGGCGAGAAGGCGTTCTTCGACCAGGTCGGAGCCGCAGCTGCTGTGAAGCGCACCTCGCGCCACGGGGACACCCCCGTCGTCGAGACCCCCCATTCGAGGCGAATGGTCACGATGGATTCGTATGAGTGGGCTGATCTGATCGATGATGTCGATAAGGTCAAGATGCTCATCGATCCGACATCAACCTATGCTCAGGCAGCAGCTGCTGCAATGGGCCGGGCGATGGACGATGCCATCATCACCGCCGCAACAGGAACCGCCAAGACAGGCAAGTCCGGTTCGACCAGCACCTCGATGCTGGCCGCTAACCAGATTGCTAACGGCTCGGCTGACCTGACCGTGGCAAAACTGATCCAGGCAAAGAAGATCCTCGACAATGGTTCGGTGGATCCTTCGATCCCTCGGCATATCGCTGTGGGGCCTGATCAAATCGAGGCGCTGTTGAACACCACCTCTGTAACTTCGAGCGATTTCAACACGGTAAAGGCTCTTGTTCAGGGTGAGATCAACACGTTCATGGGATTCCAGTTCCACATGAGCACACGCCTCGGCAAATCAGGCAATATCCGCACATGCTTTGCATGGGCCGAGGACGGCATCAAGCTGGCCGTCGGCAAGGATGTCATGTCACGCATCGATGAGCGCTCCGACAAGAGCTACTCCACCCAGGTCTACTACTGCGCCACCTTCGGTGCGACCAGGATGGAAGAGGCTAAGGTCGTGCAAATCGATTGTGACGAGAGCGCATAAGGAGGGCATGAGAAATGGCTACTGTATATAGCACGCAGCAAACCACGCTGACTCAGGACGACCCTTCTGATTTCGTGAAAGCCAACGAGCTGGGCGGTGAAGTCCGCGTTGCTCACGGCACCTACGAGGCTTCGAGCCTGGCATCTGGAGACGTGATCGAAATGTTCACTCTGCCTGATGGCGCTCGCATCCTCCAGGGCCAGCTGGCTCACGATGCGCTGGGTTCATCGACTACTCTGTCTGTGGGTTTTGCGGCTCACAAAAATGCAGCCGGCACGGACGTGTCTGCATCTGCCGCAGCCTACAAGGCCGCAGCCGCTTCGACATCGGCACAGATTGTGGACATTGCTGCCACGCTCGCGCTGCTGAATGGCGAGGAGGTCGATGCTGACGAGAATGGCAAGACCGTCACGGTCACTATGGGCGGCGCCGCTGGCACCGGCTCCATCGCCGTGACGATGCTCTACGTCATCAGCTAACCGACGAGGGGGCAGCCCAGGCTGCCCCCTTCTTTCATAGGGGCTTGGAATGGCATCAGTCGTCGATATCTGTAACTCAGCGCTGAACCAGATCGGTGCGTCGAACATCATCAGCCTGACTGAAGACAGCAAGGCTGCGCGGATCTGCAATCAGCGTTATGACTTTATCCGCGACTATGTGTTTCGAGCTCACCCCTGGAACAGCCTGATCCAGCGCACCAGCCTGGCAGCAGACACAGCCACGCCGGCTTTCGAGTTTGCAAATCAGTTTTCATTGCCGACAGATCCATTTTGTCTGCGCGTCCTCAGCCTCGATGATCCCGACATTATTTTTCGCGTCGAGGGCCGCAAGATCCTGACAGACGAAAGCACGATCAATCTCAAATATGTCGGCCGGATCGAAGATCCCAATGCTTATGACACGCTGCTGATCGAGACCATAGCAGCCGCCCTGGCAGCTGACCTGGCTTATCCCTTGGTCGGCAGCGCCACCCTGGGCGCCAATATGAATGTGTTCTACCAGGAGAAACTCAAGGAGGCTCGCTTCGTGGATGCGACCGAGGACAACCAGATCAACACCTCGGACACCAGCATCTCGCAAAACTTCTCGGCTGATACATTTATCAATGCGAGACTCTGATGGCCAAGGCATCCCCGAGCTTTAGCAACTTCACGGCCGGTGAGCTGAGCCCCCGCCTCGATGGGCGCACAGATGTCGCCAAATATTTTAACGGATGCAAAACGCTTCAGAATTTTGTTGTTCATCCGCATGGTGGCGCAAGCCGCCGACCAGGCACAATATTTATAAGAGAGGTCAAAAATAGCGCCCACAACGTCCGGCTGATACCTTTCGAGTTCAACACCGAGCAAGCCTACATCCTGGAGTTTGGCGATCAACATTTTAGAATCCATAAGGATGGCGGCACGGTTGTATCGAGCGGCAGCCCGGTCGAGGTAACGACGCCCTACCTTCACACCGAGCTCGAGGACATTAAGTTCACGCAATCTGCGGACGTGATGTATGTCGTCCATCCCAACCATGCGCCCAGGAAGATCACGCGCACCAGCCATACAGCCTGGACGATCACGGCTGTGGACTTTCAGCGTGGCCCGTTCCAGGACGACAACCTGACCAGCACCACGCTGACAGCCTCAGCTCGCACCGGCACTGTGACCATCACCGCAAGCGCCAGCACCTTCGCCAGCACAGATGTCGGGCGCCTGGTCAAGCTGCATCACGGCTTTGCCAAGGTTGCCAGTTTCAGCTCAGCTACATCTGTCACCGCTGCCGTCCAGGAGACAGCTGACGGCCGGGCTGAGCTGGCGCCGAGCTACACAGCGACGACGCTGAGCTTCCATGAGGGCGACCCGTCTTCGACAGGGCTCGAACATAATGACCGGATACAGGACAGCGCCGGCAATTTCCTGACCGAGGGGTTTGCTGTCGGCATGAAGATCTCTGTCTCGGGCGCCGGCACAAGTAACAACAACGAGAGCGGCGCCATCATCGTCCAGGTCACCGAGGACACGATGTTGCTGTCTCCGGTGGCAGATCTGACAAACGAGGCAGCTGGCTCGAGCGTGACGATCTCAGGCGACCTGGTGGCAGACAGCAGTTTTGCCCTTGGCGCTTTTTCTGCGACGACCGGCTACCCAGCTGCAGTGACATTCTACGAGCAGCGCCTTGTTTTCGCTTCAACAACGGAGCAGCCGCAGACAATATTTTTCTCAGTAGGCGGCAGTTTTGAGGATTTCACAGCCGGCGTCAGTGCAGCTGATGCGCTGATATACACGCTCGGATCAAACCAGGTGAACGTCATTCGGTATCTGCAAAGCGGCCGGGTTCTGCTGGTCGGCACCTCGGGCGGCGAGTTTGTTGTCACCAGCTCAGAAAACGCGCCGCTGAGCCCAACCAACACAGTCGTCAAGCGCCAGGCAACCTATGGGTCCGCCAACATCCAGCCGGTCCAAGTGGCCAATGTCACGCTGTTTGTGCAGCGCGCCAGGCGCAAGCTGCGCGAGCTGGTCTTCGACCTGAACACAGACAGCTATCAGGCGCCCGATATGACGCTCCTGGCCGAGCACATAACGACCAGCGGTATCAAGTCGATGGCGCTGCAGCAGGAACCCGACAACGTCGTCTGGTGCGTCCTGGAGAACGGTAAGTTCGTCGGTATGACTTACAGGCGCGAGGAGAACGTGATTGCCTGGCATGAGCACTTGCTTGGCGGCAGCTTTGGATCTGACAGCTTCGCTCATGTGGAGAGCGTGGCAACGATACCTGGCGCCCTGGATGAGGATCAAACCTATCTGATCGTGAAGAGGACAATCGGTGGAGCGACTAAAAGATATGTTGAATATTTTAATTTATTTGATTTCGGAGACAATAAACTTGACGCCTACTTTGTTGACTCGGGGCTGACCTATAGCGGGTCAGCCGCAACGACGATCAGCGGCCTGGATCACCTCGAGGGGCAGACAGTCCGCATCGTGGCAAATGGCGCTACCCACCCCGACAAGGTGGTGAGCAGCGGACAGGTCACGCTCGACTTTTCTGCTACCAACGTACACATCGGCCTTGGCTACACCTCGACACTGCAAACCATGCGGATCGATGCCGGCGGCACAGAAGGCACGTCCCAGGCAAAGACCAAACGCATCCATGAGGTCACGCTGAGGCTGTTTCGCACAGTGGGCGTGGAGGTCGGCAGCTCGACTAGCGAGCTCGATCGGATACCGTTCAGATCCTCATCTGATGCGATGGATTCTGCTTTGCCGCTTTTTACAGGTGACAAGGAGGTCGAGTTTCGAGGCGGCTTCGATACTGACGGATTTATTGTTGTGCAGCAGTCCCAGGCGATGCCCATGACAATCCTCTCGATCATGCCGCGTCTCATAACATTCGACCAATGAACGCTATCGATTACGAGGCAGCTCATCTCGAGCAGCTGATGGCCGGCCAGCTCAACGCTGGCGCAGAGCGTCTCGGATATATGATGCAATATGCTCACCGTCTCGAGCAGCCTGGCTGGGCCTTTACGGCCATTGATGACGGCGAGGTTCTGTTTTGCACAGGCATTGTGGATATGTGGCCTGGCACTGGCGAGGTTTGGTTTATCGGTAGCCAGGATATTCACAGAAAGCCCAGGAAGGTCATCAAATATTGCAGGGGCGCTATGCGCCGCTGTGCCCTGGAAAACGACCTATGGCGCATCCAGGGGGTTTGCAGGGCAGACTGGCCGAGCGCTCTGCGGTTTGCAGAGTTTTTCGGCTTTGTAAATGAGGGGCTGATGCGCCGCTATGGCCCCGAGGGCGCAGATTATTACAGGGTAGCGTGGTTCCCAAATGGGCATTGAAACAGCACTTTTTGCAGCAGCAGCAGCCGGCACGGCAGCCGAGGCTTACGGTCAATATCAAGTCGGCAAGACGCAGCAAGCTGCTTACAACTTCAACGGCCAGATCGATGAACGCAACGCCAAGGCTGCTGACCAGCAAGCTGAGCAGATCCGGCTGGCGGCAGATCTTGAGGCCATCAAGTTCCGCAACGACTTTCAGCGGCTGCAGGACGCTACCGCCCAGGCTAATCGATATAATGGCTGGATGGCTGACACCGGCACCCCGCTCAAGGTCGCCCTGGCAAACGCGACCGAGGCCGAGGAGGAGCTGGCCATAGCTGACTACAACGCCAGCATCGGGGCTGCCCAGGCTCGAGAGAGCGCGGTTCAGTCCAGGATGTCATCCCAGCTCAATCAGATGTATGGCCGGGCAGCTCGTCGGGCAGGGGCGATCAATGCCGGCAGCAGCCTTCTGGCTGGTGCGTCTAACATCGGCTATATCAGGGCAACGGCATGAGGGTTCCAACCTATCAATCCCAGGGCAAGCGGACCACCGAGGTCTCTGCACGTCAGCTGAATGTCAGAGCCAATGCTGGCGCCCTGGCTGCCGAAAGCCAGGCTTTTGCCAATTTGGGGCAAACTGCGGCGAGGGTCGGTTCGACCTGGTACGAGCAGTCTCTGAAAGCAGAGCGCGCCGGTCAGCTCAAGAACGCAGAAAACCAGCTGGCTGAAAAATTACGGAACGTCGAGATCCAGGCGCTCAATACAAATCCTGCGGATGTCCCAAGGCTCTATGAGCAAGAGACGACGGCCGCTATCGCAACCATCACCAGCGGCATCAAGGACCCTGTCGTGCAGCGCCGCTTCAAGGGCAGCGCAGCCACAGCCACGCTCAACAAGAGCGTCACCATCTTCAAAGATGCGCGCCTTCGCGGCATCGATCAGAACATGGCGAGCTTCGACACGCGCATCGATGAACGTATCAACACCATCGCAACAGGTGGCCGAGCTGATGCTCATGCGGCCAGGGTCGAGCTTTTTGGCGGCACAGCAGCTGACGGCTCCCAGGTTGCTGGCATCTTCGAGGAGATGGCTGACGCTGGCTATATCAAGGCGACAGACATCGCTTCGAGAAGGCAGACTGCAGAGCAGCGCATCGACTTCCTGGGCGCACAGAGTATCCTCAACGGCGTGGCTATCCGGCGCTCAGCAGAAGATGCTGAGAGTTTTTTGATTACGCTGCAGGATCCAAAGCAGTTCCCAAACATGAAGCCCGAAAGGCGCGAGCAGCTCATCAACCGCACCAACACCCTGGCAATCCAGCTGCGGCGCGCAGCCAACCAAGAAGCCGCCAAGGCTGACGCACAAGCAGCTCGAGAGCTAAAAAAGACACAGGACACCAACTTCGCCCAGCTGATGACCCAGGTGCGCCAATCTCGTGAAGGCGTCGAGGGCGCCGCGATGCCGACTATGCTTGATGTCATCGAGCACCAGGGCAAGCGGACCCTGACCGATACCCAGGTGACGGCGCTCGAGAAAGCTATCCTGGGCCAGGACGCAGCTGCCACAAACACGGTCACGCTGGCTGGCTTCTACGCAAGGCTGGATCAGGCTGAAAACCAGGAAGACATCGATCAGCTGATGGCTGATGCGCTGACCCATATCGGGCCCAACGGCGATATCCAGCTTCAGGACTTCCTGAGCCTCAACGCCTACAGCAACGGCCTGATGGACAAGACCCCGCGCGCTATGGAGATCAAGCGGGTCAACAAGCTGCTGCGGAGCGCCATCGGTGACAGCGACGTCAACTTCGGCTCCTCGTTCGATCCACAGTTCATGGGGCAACTGCGAGCTGATGCCATAGACACCTATCACCAGCTCGTCCATGACACCGGCCGGGAGGATCTTCTTGAGCCGAAAGAAGCCTTTAAAATGGTGATGCGGATGTTCAACGATGCCAAAACGCAGTCGCTGACCTTCCTGGCGCCGAGCTCAACCGTCCTGGATCTGATCGCAGAAACCAATCCAGGCAACGCTCAAAAACTTAAAAAGTTCAATACCTGGAGCGAGGTTGATCTCGTGAACGCCGGGATCCTTGTTTCGGAATCTAATAAACTAACGCCGCTGCAAAAAGCTCTTGAGTTCGAGACCCTGCTGCTAATCCAGGAGGCAGTGCGCGAGAGACAAAGGGCTTTGGAGCCAGCCGTAGATACCAACGCAGAGAGGGGCGAGGGCGGCCCTAATGAGACAGACAGCAATGAAAGCCTGCTCGAAAAACTGAAGTCCTACATAACTGGAGGAGGCGGCGGCACAACCCAGGATCGCTTGAAACGTATAGAGGAGCGGGGCTGATGCAGGAGAACGATCCCATCGAGCGCTTCGTCGCTGCCCGTCATTCGCAGCGCGGCAAGTCTCTGTTCGAGCAGATACACTTTATGAACAGCGAGATGCCGATTGACGTGGACTATGTCTACGACAACGACATCACAGATCCTGGCAGGCCATCAGGACCGACCGAGGACGAGCTGATTGCTGACCCACAGTTCCAGGCTGCCTCCAAGGTTGTCTTCGATGCCTTTGGTGGTGAGGGCAAAGCTGATCGCCAGTATGGCATGATGATGGGCCAGGAACCGCCTAAGACCCGCGAAGATTACGCGAAGTGGGGCATGGAGTTCATGGGCTGGTTTAACTACAACCTCCCGCAGATGGGCACCATCAGCTATAAGGCCAGCCAGATGGAAAAGGGCGGCATGGAGCGCTTTGCCCTGTTCGAGCTGATGGAGCTTTACGATCAAAAGCAGATCAGCTGGTCCGGCACCCGCCGCTTTTGGACAGGGGTGCTGACAGACCCATCCACATACCTGGGACTCGGGACTTTTGGGATCGGGGTTGCCGGCCGTACAGGCGTAAAGACTGCAACCAAGGCCGGGCTCAAAGAGGTCCTCAAGCGTAGCGCTGGCACGGCAGCCTCGCTTGAGGCTGCCGCCTATGGCGCTGCTGATGATGTCATGCGCCAGAATGTGAAGATCGGAGCTGGCCAGCAAGGCGAGCTCGACTTCACACAGACCGCCGCTGCAGCTGGTACAGCTGCGCTGCTGGGCGGATCTGTCGTCAAGGGCGCACAGTTCCTGGCTGACAAGCTGCCGACAAATCAGCTGATGACCAAGATCTATGAAGGCGCAGATGAGGCCCAGGCCGACCTGGTCGGTTTCCTCAAAGAGTTTTCAGAGCGGCCCATCGAGACGGGCGAGGCTGCAGTCATACCAGAGAACCAGCCCAAGGTTGTCGATCCAGGGCTCAAGGATCCCGCGACAGCCAAGAAGAAGGTCAAGCGCAAGGGCTACAAATCGCCTGAGCAGCTGAGCGACATCGTGCGCGCCGGCATCGCTGTTGATCGTCCTGACGAGGCCCAGGCGCTGGTCGATAAGCTGGCCGATAATTTTGAGATTGTTGATGAGAATTGGGATGCGAAGCCTGGCGGCTACTTCGACCGCAAGGTGATGGTCAAGCTGCCAAACGGCAAAACTGGCGAGCTGCAGATCTATTCCCAGGAAATCGGCAATATCAAAGAGGATCTGCACAAGGTCTACACAGAAGCTCGTGAGATCGAAAACGATCCAAAACAGCAGGATAAATATCAGGATCTGCTCAAGCAGAGTGACGCCATAGCAGCTCAAGCCCTGACAGCTGGTGCAGCGATATGGCAGCCCATCTACGACCAGATCAACCTGACGGTCCCTGGCTTGTAATGAACGCCTCCAAAAGGTAGGATTAACAGATAAAATGTCGATTGATCCCAACGCTCCAGAGGCGCTGGCGAATCAGGTCGGCTTGGCGGGTGGGCTCCTTGAGCCACTAACAGGCGCCGAGCTCACGCAACCTGATCCCAGCGCTTTTGATTTTAGCCAAGACCCCGACAGTGAGTTCGATCTCATAGCCCCTATCAAAACGGTCGAGCAGGACGAGATCCAGCTGGCTATGTCTGGGCCTATTAGCAAAGCCCTGGCGCGTGCCATTGGCTTTGACTTTAGTGGCACCTTTGCTGGAGCTGCCAAGAAGATCGATGACATGCAGGCCAACCGGGGCAACCTGGACACCAGTGGCCGCACGGATGTCGAGGGCGAGCAGCTGACCTTCGAGGACGGCGTCTATGCGCCGTATGAGCGAGGCAGCGTCCTGCCAAATCTCAGGGCCGAGGGCGAGATGCCCAACCTTAGATTCGACAAGCCCAAGCTGGCAGATGAAGAGCGCGCTCAAATGGTCATCGAGGGCGTGGACCGTGAGGTCGAGATCCAGCCAGACGGGATGCTGGACGACTTCCGAGCTGTCGGATCCAGGGGCGATGAAAAGATTCCTGACGAGGGCCGGGTGCTAAGCACCATCCAGGCGATCAGCTCGACTTACTCGGGCCAGATTAACGAGGCCAAGCGCGGCGAGATCACCACCGAGGCTACCAGGCAGATGGCTGACATCCTGGGGATGGACGCCAACAAGCTCTCGAAGGCCATTCTGGGCCGCAAGCGTGGCCAGGTCATTCAGATGACAGGGCCCAACGGGCAGCCCCTGGGCCTGGCAGAGACGATGCTGGCCTCGAGGGATCTGCTAGTCACAGAGATCAAATACCTGGACGAGCTGGCCAAGAAGGCAGAGACCGGCACAGACGAGGACGCGCTGCGCTTCCGCGAGCAGCTCGAGCTGGTCACCCAGCTGCAGCTGCAGATCAAAGGCTCACAGACAGAGATTGCCAGGGCGCTTGGTCAGTTTCGGATCCCGGCCAGGGGTGGCCAGGCTGGCGCTGCTGCAGAGACCAGGTCGGCTGACATCACGACGCTGCTCGAGGAATATGGTGGCTCTGAGGATGTCCGGCTCATGGCCAAGGCCTATCTCGAGGCTGGCTCGGTTGCAGACCGCGCTGCGATTACCAGGGCCGGCAGCAAGTTCAAAAAATTCACTGATGCTTTTTACGAGGCCTGGATCAACATCCTGCTCAGCAGCCCTATCACGCATATTAAAAACAACGCCGGCAACATCCTCATCATGGGCGCGCATGTCGCCGAGACAGGCATGGCTGCCACCGTAGGCACCGCCAGGCGCGCTATGGGCGGCGAGGGCGGCGTCTATTTTGGCGAGGTCCAGGCCCAACTCTTCGGCGCCATGATGGCCATGCAGGATGCCTGGTCGGCATCAGGCAAGGCTTTTGCTACAGGCGAGGCGCCTATCCTGGGATCGAAGATAGACGGACAGCGCGGGACACGCCCGGTCAGAGCTTTCTCAGCTGAGGGCTTCGAGGCTCAGGGCATGGCTGGCGTGACGGCTGATTTCTTGGGCAACGTGTTTACCCTGGGCCGGGCTCCCACCAAGATGCTTGAGTTCGAAGACACCTTCTTCAAGGTGGTTGCGCAGCGCATGAGCCTATACCAGCAAGCCTATCGCACAGCCAGGGGCGAGGGCCTGACAGGTGATGCGCTGAGCTCGAGGATCGCGGAGTTTGTCTATGACCCGCCGGCATCAGCTCTGAAAGAGGCTGACGCTCACGCTAAATATGTGACTTTACAAACTGACCTGGATGCAGCCGGCAAAGCACTGAACGGGGTCCGCAAGATCCCATTGGTCAGATATTTTCTGCCCTTCTTTAAAACACCATACAACGCGGCGAAGTACGCGATGGTCGAGCGCTCACCGCTGGGCCTCTACTACGGAGAAAGCGCAAGAGCGATCAAACGTGGCAAGGCTCCTGGCGCATCACCAGCTGACAAGGCTGCAGCTGATATGGCGCGCACCAGGATCTATGTCGGCAGCGCGACCATGATGACGGTCGGCATGATGGCGGCAAACGGTCAGATTACCGGCGCCGGACCAGCTGACCCCGAGCTCAAGGCCGCTCTGCGCCGCACTGGCTGGCAGCCTTACTCGATCCGAGTCGGTGACCAATATGTGAGCTATGCAGGAGCTGAGCCGTTTTCATCTGTGCTTGGCCTGGCAGCTGACGCAGCTGAGCTCGGTATGAGCTCGAGCCTAGATGGCGCCAGCTGGGAGCGCGCGCTCATGGCAGCGACCGGAGCCGTGTCTTACAACATGACGAACAAGACGTTTCTCCAGGGTTTTGCAAACTTAGTCTCAACCGTCAACGATCCTGGCCGATACGCCAACGGCACGATAGAGAGCTTCCAGCGCTCGCTAGTTCCACGGGTCTTGGCGCAGACTGAGAAATTGCAAGACCCGCTGGTGCGTGATGCTAGGTCTGTCATCGATCAACTCAAGAGCCAGGTGCCCTGGCTTAGCAACACGCTGCCAGCCAAGCGCAACTTCTGGGGCCAAAAGGTCATGCTGTCACCGGCCCTGGGGCCGGACTTTCTAAGTCCAATCTACACAAGCACCATCGGGCCAAATCCCGCGGCCGAGGGTGAGAACGCAGCTCAGCGAGCTTTTGATCTCGATCAGATGTTCATCACGCTGCGCTGGGGCCCTGGCAAGCATCCAGATGTCTACTCACAGAACGGCATCAAGGTCGGACTCAAGCCCAAGGAGATCGAGCAGTTTCATATCTACGCCGGCGCCAGGTCGCTCGAGTACATCGAGCAAGTGGTCGAGAACGATAACTTCCAGCGTCTATTTAAGATCTGGAATGACGAGGTCAGCCAGCCAACAACGCTCATGGATGTCCAGGTTGCCGACAAGACACTGACACCAAGCACCAACGCCCAGGAGGCTCGAGAGCTCTGCATCGACATGCTGCAGAGCGCAGTGACGGCTGCCAGGCAGCAGGCTCGCAAGGATCTCTTCAACGATCCGACCTTTGGGCCTGAGATCGAAAGCGCATCTGAGGACTACATCCAGCTCATGCAGCAGAAGAACGACACCATAAGGGATATGATGCGATGACAGTATCCACCACCAGTAACAAGGTCAGCTTTAGTGCGAATGGCAGCACGACCGTCTTCGCCTATAACTTCAAGATTTTTGCTGACGCGGATCTGACGGTCATCATCCGAGCTGCGGACGGCACTGAGACGACAAAGACGCTGACGACACACTACACAGTTTCCGGCGCTGGATCGTCTTCTGGTGGCAATGTCACATTTACGACCGGGAACACGCCGGCCGCCGGCGAGACGGTGGTCATTAAGCGTGAGCTTGCTGTGACACAATCGACGGACTACGTGGCAAACGACCCGTTTCCTGCCGCAAGCCACGAAGATGCGCTTGACCGGCTGACGATGATCGCCCAGCAACAAACTGAGCAAATCGGTCGGTCTATAGTTTTTCCTGATACGGACACAGCGGCCACGACTATCCCCAACTCTGTCACGCGCGCGAACAAGTTCTTAGGATTTGGATCATCCGGCGAGGTCGCGGTGCTGTCCTCAACCGGCACATCCCCAGGTGACATAGACACCGGCAACCTGGTTGATTCGGCGGTCACATCTGCAAAGCTGGCTGCTAACTCGGTTACATCGGCAAAAATTGTCGATGGCACCATAGCCACGGCAGACCTAGCAGACGATGCTGTGAACCAAGCTAAGATTGCAGACGATGCTGTTGGCACAGCGCAAATTGCTGATGATGCTGTAGGTTCAGCTCAAATTGCGGACGACGCGGTGGTGCAGGCGGCGATTGCGAACAACGCGGTCGGGACAGATCAGATCGCCGATTCAGCCGTGACCGCTGCGAAACTAAGCTCGGACGCAGCTTTTACATCTGGCATGGTGATGCCCTTCGCAGGCACATCTGCTCCAACGGGCTGGCTCTTGGCATACGGCCAAGCAGTTTCGCGCAGCACCTATTCTAGTTTGTTCACAGCGATCGGGACAACCTACGGCTCCGGGGATGGATCAAGCACATTCAATCTGCCTGACTTGCGTGGCCGTGTAGCCGCCGGCAAGGATGACATGGGTGGTTCAGCGGCGAGTAGAATCACCTCGTCGCAGTCAAATTCTGATGACCCGATTACCGGAGCCACGCTTGGCGATACTGGTGGTGATGAGGTGCAAGACCTACAAATCACGCACCTGCCGTCACACTCGCATGGTGCAGGAACCTACGTAGCATCCTTTACAAAATTGACAACTAATTCTGGCGATAACACTGTCTCTCGTCCCTCAAATAATGATGGTGACAACACAACTACGCAAACCTACACGGTCACAGGCACATCAGGCTCTACTGGCTCCGGCACGGCTGTCAATAATATGCAGCCGACTATCATCTTGAACTACATTATCAAAACATAGGAGTAAATCATGGCAACCGCACTTGCTATAGACAGCGATAACTTTCACCCGATTCAGGCGCTTGCACCTGGAACAACGCAAACGATTACGACCAGTGGCTCGAGCGCAGCCACAAGCAATGCGTTCGCAACTGGCACAACAGTGGTTCGCATTGTGGCAACTAAAGATTGTCACATCACCTTTGCGGCTGCGCCGACAGCCACAACCTCACTGCCCTTCATGCCAGCCAATCAAGTGGAGTATTTCAAAGTAACCGCTGGTGAAAAATGCGCCGCTATTCAAAGCTCTGAAGCTGGCACAGTCTTTGTGACAGAGATGTCTTGATGCTTGCAGGACCTGGAAACGTAGGCATATTAAGCGCTCGACGGCGTGTAATTGCTGCTGCTGGCGGCGGTGGTGGCGGTGGCGGTGGCATAAGTCGCTCTGGAACATCTGACAGCAACCATGTTCATACTATGTCTAGTTTGAACACTTTGTTTATGATTCCAAATATAGTTTATATAAATCACCCAGCCTCTAGCACATCGCCAGGTTTTAACGACAATTTAGAAAATTATTCAGTAAAAGATATTAATTTTACATCTGGTAGTAACGCTACACATACGTTCTATCTTTTTGTAAAAGCAAAACCTAACCCTTCAAGTTTTAATAATGATCTGTGTGTTGGCGCAATACAGATTCATTCAAGCAGTGCGGTACTATTTGCAATTGGGTCAAGTACTACAACGGTTGACGGCACGGCCATTAGTACAAGTGAACAGACTGCTTCTACTGATCCAACTTCACAGACTTACACAACTTTAGCTCAAGCAACTGGCGCTTCTACATGGAAAATAGCAAGTAGCACTGCAAGCTCTCGTACCGGGGCTGCTGATTCTATATCTACAGATTTTCAAAATACTGCAAATCCATTGCCAGAGGCTGGTGATGGAATTATTCCGCAAGTCACTGATACAGATTTTTTATTTACTGAAACTAGTTCTCCTATGTCGTTGAATGATTTTCTATACCTCAAGATTGTTGCAGACCTTGCAACAAATGCAGCCCATAAGTTTGTTTTTGCTTACAATTTTGGAGTGAGGTCAACTGATACTGGCGATGACAAAGACGACAATGTCGGATTGTACATAGAAAACTAATGTTGCTATCTGTTGGAAAATTAAAATCACCTCGCAAAATAATTGCTGCTACAGGCGGTGGTGGAGGTGGTGGTGCTGGCGTAAGTCGGTCTGGCACATCTGATAGTGATCATGTGCATACTATGTCTAGTTTGAACACCCTGTTTATGATCCCAAACATACATTATTTATCCATGTTTGGGGTCAACGATAATACCGAAAATTATTCGGTGAAAGATATTCTATTCACTTCTGGCAGTAATGCTTCTCATACTTTTTATCTCGCAGTAAAAGGCCAAAATAACACCAGTACCTTTCATAATGATCTGTGTGTTGGGGCAATACAAATTCACACAGCCAGCGCAGTGGTTTTCGCTGGTGGCGCTGAAGACACAAGTATATTTACAACGACCCCCGATCATACCCCTAGCAATGATCCAACTGTTGATCCATTGCCTGCTGCGGGAGGAGTGGGAACATTTAGCACCGCTTTCAATCCGCTGGGAACTGGTAGTGTCAATTGGCGTTCAAGAAGCTCAACCTCTAGCAATGAAACAGGTGCAGCAGATTCAATTGCAACAACTTTCCAAAGCACATCCAATCCATTGCCTAATGCTGGTGAAGAAATTATCGCACAAGTCAGCAGCACAAATTACTTAGGTACAGAGGCAACTGGTTTGGCTATCAATGAATTTATTTATCTGAAATTCACTGTGAGTCTTGCAACAAACACAGCGCACAAATTTGTTTTTGCTTATAATCTTGGGGTGTTTGCTAGTGATACAGGTGATGACAAAGACGACAATGTTGGGCTGTTCATAGAGAACTGAGATGAGCAAACCAACAGTAACATCCGTCAAGGCCGAGCTGGACACGCTTTCAGTTTTAAGCCAGGAGCGCTTTGTCGAGCTTCTCAGCCGCGTCAAGCGACTTGAGACAATTATGGTGGGCTCTGCTGGCACTACCATCGTCCTCCTCATCGGCGTGTTGCTCTCAAAATAAGGTAACGCAATGCTTGATCCGGCCACCATCGGCGCGGCCGTGTCGGTGGCGTCTAGCGCTTTCAAAGTGCTGCAAAAAGGTTTTGCTGCTGGTCGTGAGCTGGAGCAGATGACGCAAGACCTTTCGCGGTGGATGTCGGCTGTCTCGGATGTCGATCACCTGGAAAAGAGCGCCAAGAACCCGAGCCTGTTTCTAAAGCTCACCAAGGGCAAGAGCATTGAGAGCCTTGCCCTGGAAGCCTTCACGGCGAAAAAGCAGCTTCAGGATCAACGGTATCAACTCAAACAAATGATCCAACTGACCAGGGGCGTGGCAGCGTGGAACGAGCTTATAGCCCTGGAGGGCAAGATTAGGAAGCAACGCCAGGAAGCGATCTATGCCGCTCAACAGCGCCGGCAGAAAATCATCGAGTACATTGCATGGACAATAACTATCGGTGCTTGCCTGGCTGTCCTGATCGGGTTTGCCATGCTGCTCAAATCGCACACTGCGCAAGCTGAACCAGAATATGTGACCTGCCGCAAAGCCGCCTGCGAATATGTCTTTGACCAAAAGGTTTGTTTGTATCTAGGCGCGAACAACACGCAGGAAAGCATGACCTTCATGCCAGGCGAATACACGCCGTCAGAGTATCAATGCAAATATAATCCCAACAAGAAGAAGCCGCTGACGCTGCGAGAAACGCTCGACGCCATCAAGGAAGCGCTCCAGTGACACAGAAAAAACTGGAAAGGTCTAGCGAGTTCGAGCGCTACGATCTTGATGATGATGGCGTGGTCACTGACGCAGAGATAGAGCGCGCGCGCGAAATCCGAGAGACGGAAGACAAGAGCCGCAAGCATTTGGCGCAGCTCCGGCTGGCACGTTACGCGCTCATCGGCATGGGCGTCTACACGATCCTGCTCTTCATGCCGTTCATACCCGACAGCCGCATCAAGCTACTAAGTGAGATTAGCCCATTGCTGTACATCTCACTGAGCGGGGTGGTGGGTGCCTACATGGGCTTCACGCAAATGGGAGATAAAAAATGATTCAGGCGCTTATTGGGCCGGTGACTGGCCTGCTGGACAAATTCATTGAGGACAAAGACCAAAAGGCGCGGCTGGCGCATGAGGTCGCCACGATGGCCCAGAACCACGCCCAGGAGTTGGCGAAGGGCCAGCTTGAAATCAACAAGGCTGAAGCACAGCACCGCAGCATCTTTGTCGCTGGGTGGCGTCCTTTCGTGGGCTGGACATGCGGCAT